GCCATCTGTTTGAAGTCCGCCGCCGGTATGGCTACTAGCATATTTGTTTTAAGCTTCCATCCTACCATTGTTATAGAAGGATCCAACACCAACTGAACCGCTTTGGCCGCCACGTTAGCTCGCGCGGTAGCATCTGCATCAAACAACATCCCTTGCCAAGTAAACCCTGCGGACTCTGCGGTGCTAAATACCTCTGCGGCTCGTGAAATTTTGGCCGCCGCTTTTGCCATGTCTAATGTCCAAAGTGGGTAGCTAAATAAGTCTGTACTACTGCCGTGCACTGTGTAACCTTCTACCCTAAGCATCTCTAAAAACGCATCCAAGTTTTCAGGAGAAGTAGCAGGATTTGCAAATATGGGACAGCCTACCTTTCTTTGTAATTGAGTTAAAGTATGGAAGGAGTTCACCCCCTCAGCCCCTAACATTGTGCCAGAATACGCACCTATCACCGCACCATCTGCTTTGCGGATATATGGTGTCATTGAGATAGAGGGGAGTCCTGAGTTTGTAATTTGAAGTAAGCTTGAGGGGGCAACAGCAGGGTAAGCGGCTTCTATTACTTTTCTTTCCTCCTGCAATACTAGTTTAGCCACTAACTCAGGGGATTCCTTGTTGTCGTTGGCTTTTGCATCTAAAAGGTGGGATTGAACTGTTAACGCCCACGCAGGCAGTTCAGTGATACGTGTTTCTGTGTCACCATTAACATACTCAATATGCCCGGCATCGCCCCTCCATTGAAGTGCTCTAATATTTATTGGTACGCTTGAAACGTCCAGTTTAGTGAAAGCCTCCCCATCCTGAACGACAGTGCCGTCCTCTACTACTATAGATAAATTCATTTATTTATTTCCCAAAAGTTGACCGGACATAATCATGTTGGTAATGCCATTAGCTTTAGTCATTTCATTTCTAAACGACTCTACTGCCGCACCTGTGCCACGTTGCTGGTTAGAGTTTTCAATTAGTAGCATCGGCAATACAGCAATAGAGCAAACCTCATGGTCAACTTCGTTGCCTGTGTTATTATCTACGCCGCGCACTTTAGTCCACCAAGCGCACTGCCCCTCTATACAAGGCTTATTCAGCATGGGGCATATGTTTTCTTTCTTAGCCATTAGTCTTTACTCGCTATGATTAAATCCACATACTGAACAGCTAGGTTGATTGCTGTACCTGTGAAGCTATGGGTATGTGAGTTGCCAGAACCTGCATTTAACATTCTAGTGCCGTCGATAGTGGCACTTGATTTTACGTTCTGCCATGTTGCTGAATTATTCCTGTTTGCGTTAAGATACTCAATAGATACACCACCACCTGAAGCTTTAGAATTTCCTCCTGAATACTGATAGGTTTGTAAAGTATGACTATGTGCAGGCATTTGCGCAGTAGTAAGTGTTGTATTTCCTACCGTACCACCAGCACTTTGACTTGTAAATGCTGTACTAAATGCAACAGAACCGCCACTACCTGCGGTGCCAGATACAACTCGCAAGGCTTTATTATTATGCGTAGTTTGCTTAGTCCATCCTGTAGGCGCGGCTGTTTGTTGGAACAACATTAACGTGCCCGCAGGGAACGCCGCTGGAACATTAGCTTGTATCGCCTGCAATACTCTAAGCGCTGTCATTAATTTTGAATTATCTACCCCCGCCTCCGCCTCGGCTTGGTCGGCGAATACCAGGGCAGACGGCGACGCGGCCCAAGAGGTCGTGCCTAAATCATAAATCTTGATCCGTTTTTCTACGCTATTCCATATCAAGGCCCCGTCTATTAGCGCGTTGCCGTCATTATCCAAAGTAGGATCCGACGTTTTAGCCCCTAGATATCTATCATCAAAACTATCTAGCGCTAGCTCCGCCGCCGCTTGTGCCGCTTGTGCCGCGTTTTTACTAGTTGTAGCAATTCCGGCTTGAGTTGTGGCAATTCCAGCTTGAGTTGTCGCTGTGCCTGCACTAGTTGTAGCAATTCCGGCTTGAGTTGTAGCAATTCCGGCTTGAGTTGTCGCTGTGCCTGCGCTAGTTGTAGCAATTCCGGCTTGAGTTGTAGCAATTCCGGCTTGAGTTGTCGCTGTGCCTGCGCTAGTTGCCGCGGTGCCTGCACTAGTTGCCGCTGAGGTTTGGCTTGCCGCCGCCGCATTTTTACTTGCGGTAGCACTTGTTGCCTGAGTTGTCGCGATGCCTGCCTGAGTTGTCGCGGTTCCCGCCTGCGTTGTTGCGGTTCCTGCTTGTGTAGTCGCTGTGCCTGCTTGCGCTGTTGCGATTACTGCCTGGGCTGTTGATATTCCCGCTTGCGTGGTGGACGTACTGGCCTGCGCGGTTGATATAGCCGCCTGCGCTGTCGAGGTGGCCTGACTTGCCGCTGATTTTATGGCGTGGTGTAGCGCAGAGTAGTCATCTACTAAATTACCTTCCGCTACTAGTGTGTCTTCCGCCGTTATCGCCCAATGTCTCGCCTCAGTCGTAAACGGTGTTAAGTTAACTAGCAATCGCCATAACCCTCCCGCGAGATCGGTTACAAAATCTCCGCTTGCCGTATGAGACGATATACATAAATACCAGGCGGCCCCATCAAAAATAACCGTATCTTTAGCGGCATAGGGTGTAAACGCCGTCCAGGTTGTTGGTGCATTTACCCCGGTTAAGGCTTCGGTTTTTAGCTGATCCAGACCGATGGACTGATTAAGAATAGCGCCGTCGTCGCGCTGGATTAATCTAAGTCGCGCTTGGGTCTGGTCTAACGCCTGCTCTACCGCATTGAACTCGATATCCAGTTGTGATCCTGATATCGGCGTATTCGGATACAAAATACTGTAATCCGTAAAGTTGTTCTGTCTATCGTAATCAACGGGAAGCGGTGCGGGGATCCCGGTTATATCGTTCTGGCTACTCATATCGTTATCTCTCCGCAAGGTGCGTGGTGGGCTTTTTCCGCATTGTACCCATAATTAAGCGCATACGCCAATACACGTCGGAGGTGTGCGTGTCAATCCAGTTAGGGATACTTACGTCAAGATACCGTTTTAGGGTGGCCTGATGGTCGGCGCGATTCTATATAAATCAAGGACTTGCGTACTACTTTTTGTGTTTCATGCTAATACCATATTACCTGGATATCCTTTCCCGTCTAATACCACAATATGTAGTATCATCTTTTCAAAATTTCAAAATTTCCCGAGGTGGGGGGTAGGATTCTGCGCGCGAGTGGGCAAGGGTACCCCGGGGGGTGGTTGGGTCTGAGCTCGTCCCCTCCTGGCTCACCTCCTCATGGCCTGGCCGCGGCGCCTGGTGTCCTCTGTCCTGGGCGCTCTGTCTTGCCTAGACTGTGCGGGTCCCCTCTTCCCCCCAAGCAAACCCTCACCCTTACGCCTATTCCCCTGCTACTTGTGTGGTCTTGTTGCACTATTTGCAGGTATTTTGCAGATCTGGCCAGTTTTCGACGTCCTCAGTTCGCGTCTAAGCTGTGATCTCGATAGGGCCTTTACGATTGCACCTGGTTAATTGAGTAGATCGTCCATGTCTATTACTGATTCATCTGCTACCGGGTGAACGTCCTTGATCCGCATAGGTGTACCATCAATGATGTGGTGGCCATCCATCTTCCCTGCTAACTCGGTTAACGCGCTCATGCCTGACGTTATAGCGTGTGCCAGCTCCGCGGGGTTCATATCCTCTAACGGCTTGTCAGATCCTTTGTCGTCCTGGATCGTATGGCCTGCTAATTCAAGCGTATACCTGGCGACGTTATATTTAGTGGCGGCGGGCGTTTTCGGGTCGTCCATGAGGTCAGAAAGTGTTCGAAGCGCTGTCTGGGCCATATTCCCGGATATTTGAGCCTCTCGACGTGTTCTGAGGGCCTCTAATATGCCTGAATGCCTCATAAGGCGGTATGCTTCTGCATTTACATCGGCGTAACCTGCATACCTTGCGGCCTCTACATTAGATAAACCCTTTGCAACTCCTATTACAAATTTAGCCTGTTTAGCTGTCAGGCCTAATTCATTTGGATTATGTGCTACAAACTGACCGTGGAGGTGTCTTTCTTGCTTCATTATGTTAGGTCCTTATGTTGATTTAATAAAACCTTGCCATGAAGTGAGCAAAACACACAAGATCAACCTATCACCAGGTAACGAAAACACGCTTTTATCAGAAAATCTCACCTACTACAGAACGTTAACTTTTCAGGCCCTTTTCAAAGTGTTACGATCCTACGGATTGTAGTACACACCTAAACCATTGAAAACTATCACTTTTAATTTTAGTGATCTATTGTGATCTATTCCTAAAATAGGACCGACACGGCTGGAAAGCCATACACACCAACGATTCACGCGATTTTGATCTATTGTGCACAAAAAAACGCACCTGCTGGGATTCTGCGCTGTCTATTCCCCTACATATCCTATGTGTACTCTTTTCTATTCTCCTGTAACCTGAAACAAAGCTAACAGATAGATCACCTCACATATTCATCAGCTAAATCAACAACTTAAGCGATCCGATCTATTCGTGTGCATTCCTGGCGCGATACTACATAACGTAGCAGACGTACTACACAACGTAACAGGCCATAAAGTAGCCTCGTCTGTCATGTTAGTAGCCACTAACCAAAATAATGTTGACTCCAGAATATACACGGCGTATATTATTAATCGTAGGTAGATATTAAGCGTCTTTTCTAAAATCTCACCTACTACGCAACGTAGCACTATATAAGGAATAGCAAACATGACAATCAGACGACTTGCGGTAGACGGCACCCGGCCAACTGCGCAAAAACAAACCACAACCGCAAAGGGGGCTATGTAATGAGATTCATAATAGCTATCTACATTTTTATGGTATTACTTACTGCATTAAGTGTTGAAACGTGTGTGACGGCGAAAGCATCTGTTGTGGCCAGCTATGCTACCCACCAACAACAACTAGATAACATACTAGGCCAGGAGTAACAGCCAATGAAAATGACTAATTATTTAACCAAGCAGGATCTACTCGTAACAGAGGAAATCTACGCTATCCAAGAAAACGGATCTATTGAGTTAGACCAGGACGGTGATCTGATTGGTTGGTGGATATGGAACAGCTTTGGAGATATGGAGCCTCGGACCATGATCACACCGAACAGCGACGGCACCTGGTACATCAGGCCCCAGGCCAACAACTATTCAAACCGGGCCGGGCTTAAGTTAACTCAGCCCCGCATAAAGAAGATCTACAAACTAGGAGTAACTAACTAATGAACACTAAAGGCATTAACTACACGCAACATTTTATATCCCTCGCACCCACTGAGCTCGACAACATAATTAATTCACGGGGTCAGGATGTGATCTTTTATGAACACCCGACCAACGGCGATGAAGATACAATTTACTGCATGATAGATCACGTATTAGCCAACACAGAATTTTTTGATCTGGAAGATATGATAGCGGGATCGGACTATGAACCTATTCTGCAGGATGGCCAGATCTACTGTAATTTTGAACTAGGCCAGGAGTAACAAACATGAACTATTCACAACACACAATTAATGTTAACTACATCGAAGCACGTAACATGCTTGAGCAATGGCTTAACGCTAGGGTGCCTGAAGTAGTAGCGCGCCTGGAAGCGGGGCATAAAATCAAAGAAGACGGATCACTATATAAGAAGGACGCCGACGGAATACGCGACATATTGAGAACTAATCTGCCAGAAGGTAAATATTTACAAGCGTTTATAACAGTATCTCCTAACGGCACTTTAACACTAGAATCAAAGGTTAACTACAAAGACAGCGATACTGGATGCCGTTATATTAATCGGTATGAATACCTACTAGCGAAGAACCTGGAACACGTACCGTATGAAGTCGTAACCGTGGATCAATATGAATCAGAACTAACCCGGATGAAAGACTTACAAAACATCGCCCAGGTAGCAACAAGCCAGGCTAACAAAATTAAATTCGAATGGGACCTATAACAATGACAAACGAAACTGAAACAGCTAGACCAATAATCACCTTTCTTGTGAACAGTGCGGAAGGTCTACAGGGCTATAATTACGGCACCGCGCATCATGGTATGGTGGATTATTCAGCCCATCTTCACCAGGTGGCCGGGGTAGATCCTAAACGCAATCTAACCATAGATGAATACGTAAAAGTGAAAGGATGGCCAGGTGTGATCCTAATGGATGAAGACACGTTCTTTATTCAGATGACCAACTGGGAAAATACCAAGTTTTTAACAGAGGCTACGGAAATATCCGAGACAGACTACGACGATATGCTAGGCGTATTACCGCCTGAAAACTGGACGCGTACAGGGGAGTTCGAACATTTTCGTATGTGCGAGTACATGACAAGCGATATAACAGCACAATACGCCACGGCAATGATTGACGGCGAAAATAAGTTTTTAACCAAGATGATCCGCATAGGTGATAAGAGCACCTGGATCACCCCGGCCGACTTTGATCGCATCTTCACTAACTAATGATTTTTTGCAGGGGGTCTTATTACTAGGGCCCCCGACAAAAGGCCATTTTGGACCTTTTCAACCAGGAGCAATACCAATGAAACAACACACTACTGACATTTTAACCGCCGCGGCTAACCCAAGCGTAAAACGGCCCACCAAATATACCGCGCGTAAACTAATATTAGCTATCATTGACCAGGAACGCGCGCCCACGACGGAAGAATGGACAAGCTTGTATACCTTTTTTACGGACCGCAAAGCCCCCGCCAAACCAAAAAGCGCGGAACAATGGGTAGCCCGTCACCGGGCCAGCCAGGACGTTAGGACCTATTTAAACTACCTATACAGCGACGGCGTTAACCTGGTCGCCACCGATGGCCACAGAATGGCACTGGTAGAAACAACCCTGGACAAAGGGTATTACGACGACGACCTAAACCCGATAGACGTTAGTTATACTTATGTTAATTTCAACCGCGTGATCCCTACTGGCCTGGATGGCGTATTTTACATAACGGCGGAAGGCATTATGTCGCTACCGCGTAAGCCCTATAGAAACACCAAAGCAGAACAAGTCGAATTGATACCAGGTCGCTGGTTTCAGCTTAACTATGTAAAGGACGCGATAGCCCTTGCGGGTAAAGGTATGATCGAGATCCGATACGACGCGGACGAAGGCCGGGAAAAATCAACAATTAAGATAAACTTTCCTGATAGACGCAGAGAAGCGGAAGCAACCGCGGTGTTGATGCCTTTAATATAATTAACTTTTGTCGGTGGTCCTCTCACCAGGGCCACCAGCAAAAATTGATTTTAACCAGGAGAAAAAACCATGAAACAGCACATAGCCGCGGGCGTAAAGCACCCGGACAACATGAACCGCAAAGAGAAACTAGCGATGATAAAAGCAATTAGCCAGGAACAATCAGCCCTACAAGCTCAGCGCTGGTGGATCAACCACGGCACCCGTATTAGCCACAAGGCGTTTATGGCCGCCGCTGTAGGCCCTAGAACCAATACAGGAGCAAACCAACATGGCAACACCTAAAAGATACGATTGCAAGTGCGGAAACGTAGCCACGTACACCCGCCGCCGTTGGGTATGCAAATGCCCTAACCCAACACCCAAAAACCCGCCGCTAGTTGGATCTACAGTTAAACTAGACGGCCCGCTATCCGGCACTAAAGCGACGATTGTTATCGTCGACGACGTATACGACCGCGGCTTTTTAGAAGACCAGGATCCACAAGGCCCTAAGATGGCCAGACCTGACCTGGTGAAATGGGATGATATTCCAGATCCAAAAGAAGCCCTACGCGATATGACGCCAGCTAAGTTTAAGGCCCTACATGAGTGCGCCTGGACCGAGGATCAGATAGCGAGTAAAAACAAAACCTGCTACCAGTGCGATAAAACATGCGGATATCTATTCCCAGACGGCCGCTGTGGTGATTGCACCAGGTACACCCCCGAAGAAATCAAAGGAGATATTTAATATGGCACAAGTAATTCAGCATAACGGGCAAGAGGTCTGGTGTTATGGCCAGCTGACAAACACAGCCCTATTTGATATTGAGTGTGAAGACCGGGCGAATGATTGTGTTTATTCAGACGGCAACCCGAACAACACCCGATCAGGGGGCTTCAAAAATTGGACCGAAGCTGTGCACTACTTACTAGAAGATATTGCAGATGATATCGTCAAAGTAACCGCTATTTAACCGGGGGCCCTATCATGATCAAGACCGTATTATTAAAACAGCCTGTGGGCTATAAGCACATCATCGAGAGCGATAATGTAGCGGACCGTAGGAAGTATCAGCAAGCCCTAAGCGCTACCGCAGATAGATTAGGTACCAAGATCAAAACCTCACGCGTGAACGGCTTTGATTCTGACAATCAGCCACGATATTTTTTAGTCGTCACTATTACAGAAAGTTGTTTTCTTAAACCAGGAGAAGAATAAATGAAATCGTATACCAACAACCAGGAACTATACAAAACATACACCGTCACCGATAACAAGACCGGGCGTACATATAAAGCGTTCACCGATTGCATAGAAAGATGGATAGTAGATAACTTAGGCAACGGGGATCACACTATCCAGGAGGACGAATCGTGAAGACTATAGAGGTGAACATACACACCATAAGGAACGGCGATACAGTTATTCATAACGGAGTAGAAAAGACGATATCCCGGTCAAATTATAGACACTCCCGGGGAGTAGGCCCCACCATAGACGGGGATAGTTATTGCTTAGGAACCAAACCCGTTAAAAAAATAATTTATCTTAAGCCCTAGATACAAAAAAGCCCCGGTTGAATGGGGCTTTTTTATGTCTGCTATTTAGTCTGGGAAAAGTCTTCTAAGGCACTATTCCCGGTCTCGTCTGCCCTTTGTGCCAGCAAGCGTTCTTTGATATGAGCCATGCTTTTACTATCCCGCAACTGCTTATACATAGCCACCCTAGCACAAGCCCAAATCCCCACGGGGCCCGTACCCGCATCGACACGGGTGCGCCCTAACTGCTCACACCCTCTTGATTTGAGAAGCGCGGCCATCTTATGCGGGCCCTGGGTCCTAAACCCTTTCGCCCTAAGCCATAGGTCCAGGTCATGCAAGGTAAACAAATCGCCAAAGAAAGGCCCTGCATTATCTTCCAGCGCATTTTCTATCGTGCCTTCAATAGAAGATAGCGCGGCTTTACGCATGCTCTCTTTCGCTTCCGTAGCGGGCGCATTGCCTCGGATATTGAAGTTAGATAGATCACGTTGTAGCAGATGGGCTACCACGGAGGCCCTACCTGTTGGCCCGGACAACCACGCATAGTAATCATCGTACCATTGCTCAGGGAGTTTATCCGCAGAGGACCAAACTACGTAAAAGCGTCGGTCGTGTTGTTCTATCGCGACGCCATCCTGGGTGTTAGTAAACATGATTAAACCGAATACATTAGGAACGGAGTATTGCGGAACGCCCTTTTTGTTAATATCAATCGTCTCAGGGGGCGTGGCCATGTAGGATTTAAGTTTGTTCATTACTGCTTTACGCTCAAAGGTCGAGATCTCAGATACGACGACAAGCTGTACGCCCTCGGCCCACCAGGTCCACTCGCTCTCAAACTCACTTGTTCTGATGACACTGACGTTATCCCCCAGCCCATAGATCAACGGCGCGAAAAAACTATCTTTACCTATCCCGTGGATATCAGAACCGATCAACGGGTGCCAGTTAGGTTTCACACCAGGGTTTTGTAATAGGCTAGCCATCCAATCAAGTAAATTATTACGCTCGGTTTCATCCGGGAACAGATGCTCGCTCAATTCAAGCCAGGGTTTTATGGTGGAGTTGGTGATGATCACCTCTCTATCAATAAAATGGTACGGCCCTGGCCGCCACACATTAAGCTCAACGTGTTTCTTTTCTGGGCAAGCGATCACTTTATTAGCGTTACCGGGACGATAGCCCAGAACGTCTGCAAAAGAATGAGGACGACGCGCATCGAGAAATAGGTCAGTTGGTTTATCTTTGTTATCTGCGACCCTAAACCTATCATTAAATTGTTCTTTGTCTAGCTGAGCCCCATTGCGAAGGTCGACGAAGCGCTTAACCGCGTTCACGTAGACAAATCTATTCCACAATGAATCGAGCTCCTCTTCCCCCGCGTCTGCGTCTGGGGCCCAACTATCCAATTTAGCAGGGGCCTCGGATACGATCTCGTCACAATCAAAGTCAGCCTCGAGCGTAGACATACCATGCTTGCGCCCTTGCTCGAGAACCCACTGGATCCCAAGACCCGCGGAACTAACTGAATCGAATACTCGCTCGACCTCGCCCTCAGCCTGGCCACCTGGTCGCTTTTCTGCCCACTCGTTAAAGATGGCTAGCCCTTCTGCGGGAAAGTCCACTAGTGCCGCCTTAACCGCATGAGCAACCTTGATAAAGAACTCGCGCGGCGTGTCTTCCGTATTGGGGATCAGCATTACTGCTTCATGGACCAGGAGCGGATCTTCACTTTTAATCGTGTTGAAGTCGCGCGCATCGGGGCTGTGCATTTCTGCCGAAGATAGTAGGGTGCAACCCAGCATATCTAGCGAGTCGGCTATCTCCTGGAATACGTCGGCGATATCATCTGCCGATATAACCGGAAGACCAGCACGGCCCTGAACACAAGGGTCCTGGTCCCAGGTGTACGGCTTAAGCGTCTTAGGGTGAACCCCTTTCGCGACAAATTGCTGTCGCTCCCCTAGCAACTCAACGATGTGCTTTTGGCCCTTGTCGTCAAGAAACGAAAGGACCCGTTTAGGTGTAGGGGCCGCGCCGTCAGGTGTTGCATAGATGATCAGGCGTTTAGGTGCGTTACCCGTACGGATAGACGAGACCCCTAGGCGAGCGAGAACAAGTCTTTCTATAAACTCCGCTAGTGCTTCATTGGTTACGTCGATATCGATTGCAACAACGCCCGAACAGCGGATCCCGACGCCACAATCCCAGGTATCCCACAAAGCAACGTCCGCAGGATCGGGGTCGTAGTTAACCCAATCGTTAAACCCCACCCAACCCTCAGCACGTAGACGCCCTGGCACTTTACCAACCATATCAGGCCGTAGGTTAAGAGATTTAGAATTAGGTGATATCGTGGCTCCTGGTGGAATTATTGGCAATATGTGTAAAAAACCTGCATTATAGTAGCTGGACATGGTGATACTATATTTCATTAAAGTGTTCTCCTCGGAAAAACCCCCATCGGATTTGTCTACCTCGTTGGGGGTTTTTTTTTATGGGTTAATCCCGTCGAAAATGTAAATAGGAAAGTAATCAAGAATAGCACACACGATCTCAATCGTGCGACTAAAGACCTTTCTTGCAGGCTTTGATTACCCGGCGACACATCGCCTCGTTAAAATGTCCGATATGGCATTTATGGTGGTCAATCTTCAACACGCGCGACAGTAAAAGGTAGGCATGGGCCCTGGACATACGGCCCTCCCGCCAGTAGCGGTCTAGTGCTACGTGGGCCTGGCGTCGCATAGCTCTTAGCTCTTTTTTAGCTACCTCCCCCAAGGGTTTCCCCCGTGGCATGCGATGGGTGCCTACGTAAGCATCGCATGGGTAGCAAATCCATAAAAGCCACCAATGACGCTCAGGCCTATGCGGAAAAAGTTTACGCCCAGATACGATCTCAGCCTCACCACTACAGTACTGACAATAGACAGGTTTATCGTACATTATTTCCGCACCCCGAGAAGATAGAAAAGAGGCTCTTTCAAATCATCCACGGAATGAGCCCCATAGATAGCAAGCTCAACCCGGGACCTAATGCAGATTTGTTTAGCTTCCAATAGAGAACACTCCCTCTCTTTTGCGACCTCGCGGACTCGTTCCGCAGATATGTCATAGATATCTATGCTGTTTACTAATAATTGTTTAGACATTTTGCTCACCTTCCTTTAAGGGGCTCGTTTTTTGAATATAGCTTAACAAGACTAGCGCCCGTCCCTTCACATAGTTAGCGGACTTGGCTTTATTTTGGGCAGAGAGGACCTCTGCGTTTAAGTTAAGCCTATACGAGGGCTCCGCTACGGCACCCGCGTCATACAAGTCTATTAGATACGAGAAGTACGCAACGTCTTTGTCCAGATCAGCTACTATCATTGTTAGTTTCTTGCGGATTTTAGCGACCTCTTTTGGATCTGGCACCACGGAATTTAAAGACGCGTACCAATATAAGTCCTGTATATATTTAGCTATATAATCTAATTCGTTCATTTTCATCAGTTAATCTCCTTTGCGGTTAATATTGGAAAACCCCCTATTGCTAAGGGGCAGACCGATACTACTCACATCCGCCAATTTGTTCGCCTTGCTTATTGGTCATGGTTGCGTGGTGTTGCCAGCCTTTAGGGCAATGAAAGCCCCAATCCCTACACGAGGACCCGGTAATAAATAACGTCCATACTGAGTCTACGCCTGGTGGTAGAAACAAGATATGCGCGTGGTCTGCTTTGCGGAAACAGATCCTAGGCGCCATGCGCAGTCGTTCTTTACCATCCACTAGATATTTTTCGATGATCTCCCCTTTCAATCGGATAGATAACGAAGGCCAGGGGTGATCGTGTGGCGCCCTGGAGTCGTCATCGCCTACGAAGTTATGCAAGTACACATTAAACAAGTAACTACGAGGGAATACATACCACCGCCGCAAGTAGGATTGATTAATCACCAGATCAGGCTCCCGCTTTGACGCCTGCCAGGCTAGCAACGCTATGCGGCCAAAAGCTACCGTTAATAAAATTAATAAGAATATGGCTAAAGAGGCCGCTATGTTTACCATCAAATTAATCATTTTTTTCTCCAATTTTCCAAAGACCGACGGCCTCTTTCAGATGGTCCTTAACATGGTGGCCATAAATGTTAGCCACCGTCTCGACCGAATCCCCTAACAACCCTGCAACCTGCCACAACGAAGCCCCGTGCCGTAGCATCTGAGTCGCCGCGGTGTGTCGTAGGGTGTGAGGGGTCATATTCAGGAACGTAGGATCTTTATGTAGCTTAGCCATACGTTTTCTAAAACTCTCAAATACGTGACGGATCCCCGCGTCGGTACCTAGAACAAACCCGGTCATGGGCAAAGGGGCTAGCGGCTTAAGTACTTTAACCAGCATATCCGACATAGGAACCGCCACTTTACGTTTACGGGTAGGGATATCGACCTGCTTATCGAAGTGAATAACCCCCTCCTCAAAATCAACATGCTCCCACCGTAGTTGTTCTATGGCATTTTTACGCGCCCCGGTAGACAAGCCAATTAATATGAAGAGGTGAACCCTAGAATAGGCCCCGGTAGATTTATACTTCCAGGCGATAGACTTCATCAGCTTATCTACCTGGTCCTCTGATAACCAAAAGGCTTTATCCTTGGGGATTTTAGGTAGCGGGATATGAGGGATCTCGTCTCGAGTAACCATCCTTTGAGCCACGCAGTAATTAAGCGCTGTCCGAAAACAGCTTAACTCTCTGCGGATCGTGCTCAACATAGCAGGGCGTAAGCCTACTTTACCCGCGGCCCGGTGCGATATGTAGTCGTTAATGTGTTCGTCCGTTATAGAGGACACTAGGTACGATCCCATATCTTCATCCACCCAACGTAAAATCGTCTTGATCCGCTGAACGTCGACGACATTATGGGTAACGTGGCCACGCCAATATCGACGCAGGCAATCCCGCACAAGATAAACCGATTGTGATCTGTTGAATTTGCCCGTCGCCTCCATTTCTGCCAGGAGTTTTTCCGCGGTCTTAAGATCATTTGTACGAGTAGACTTCCGCTGAGATTTGCCCTTAGTATCCGTCCAACAAATGTAGTACTTACCTAACGGGTGTAGTTTCAGCGAGTAGGTGCGATTAATGGGTAGCATCGATATCCCCTTGGGCCTCCTCACCAGGAATAACCTCTAACGTGTAGGCCGACATATCTTCATAATTGACCTGGTTAACATAGAACGCGTCAGGTAGGTTCGTGTAATCATCTTCACGCACGATAACTCTATGGTCCGTCTGCGCGTTCACTATGGTAGCTAATTGAATGTAAAGACTCTGCGCATGATTTTTAGACGCATCCAGTTGTGCTTTTAACTCGGTGATCTCTCTTTGCTGAGTCAGTAATAGGTTTAAGTCCATGGTGTTTCCTTGGTTAGTTAAAATGAGTAGGTAGTCAAGGTAAACCGCGCTGTCCTAAAAGTCAATCACTTTTTACGACAAAATGTAGTATATTGTTTTCGACATACACCACCAACTAAGGAACCAAAATGAATATACAGATGGACGCGAAAAAGATAGTCGGCCTGTTCGGGGGCCCGACGGTATTAGCCGCGCGGCTTAATGCGACCGGGGGCAAAGACATAAAACTAAAGACCGTTAATATGTGGATCCATAGAAAAAGTATCCCTTCGTATTGGCTGGGGATCTTGTCTATGTACGCGCAACAGGATCGGATCCGTTTCAACTTGCGGGATTACTATACCGTCGAGGAAACAGAAGATAATCCCCCGGCTGAGCCTGTGGAGACGATGGATTTCCTAGAATAGTGCAGGCCCTTTTCCCCTACCAAGAAGAAGGAGCCCGCCTATTATCTAAGTCCAAAGCGCTTTACCTGGGCGATGATCCTGGTCTAGGCAAGTCGGCCCAGATAGCTTCCGCCTGTGATTATGCAGGGGCACATCGGATCTTAGTGGTATGTCCCGCGAGTCTTAAAATAAATTGGGCGAGAGAGATAGCCAAGTTTTCGCTTGCCGATCTCCCGGTCCAGATCCCAGGTAGTCAAGATAAACTGAATACCGGGCCTGGGGTGACGATCATTAATTATGACTTGATTATCCGCAAAGAGATCCACCAGCAGATCCGAAACAATTACTATGACGTCCTGGCCATCGATGAAAGCCATGCGTTAAAAGAGCCCACCAGCAAACGGACCCGCGCCATCCTAGGAGAATACGGGATAGCGGATAATGCCGAGCGTGTGTGGCTAGCCAGCGGAACCCCGGTCCCAAACCATCCAGGAGAGCTATTTGCGGTGCTTAGTCGTTTGCATCCTATGGCGACCCGGCGCATGAACTACGACCAGTTTTTGAATTACTACTGCTATACCAAGGCGACGGAGTACGGGCTTAAGGTCTTATCTAATAGGTCCAACATATACCAGCTTAAGCAGGATATCGCTTCGTTTATGCTTCGACGTAAACGCGCGGACGTTTTACCAGATCTGCCGGACCTAAGAATAGGGTCCCTGGTTATTGAGAATGACAAAGCACTGGCCAGCATTAGGAAGTACGTCGGAGAACACCCGGAGATCGAAGCCTACCTAGATGGAGAGGAAGCTACCGAGGCGGCTATGGATTGGGTCGACAATGCCGCGCTGTCTACTATCCGCAAGATCTGTGGTTCCGCAAAGGCGTACGCGCTAGCTGACGAGATCACCGAGGAGCTAAATTCCGGCCTACATCAAATTGTGCTCATGTGCTGGCATAAAGACACCATCGATATTTTACGCCAAAAGCTAGACAAATTCGGCGTTGCCGTGGTCGACGGTCGTGTATCTATGAAGAAAAGACAAGAAGCAGTTGACAGGTTCAACGACTCTCAATATACTTCAAATTGTAGAGTCTTCATTGGGCAGATCTTAGCCGCGGGTGTTGGTCATACCATGACAGGTTGTCAGGATATGATAATAGTTGAGCCGAGTTGGGTGCCTGGGGAGAACGTGCAAGCCATGTTGCGGATCAGCCGTATTGGCCAACTAAAAAAATGTCTAGTGCGCTTCGCTAAACTTGCGGGCTCGATTGACGAGGCGATCATGGGGTCCGCGGAACGTAAAGCGGCGATGATAGCCGAACTAATGTAAAGAGGAAATTATATGACAGTCGCACAAGTAAAAATTGCACAAGCTCGGGGCGATGTTGTTTTAGTCGACGCGGTTTTTGCTAACCACGTTAACGGCGATCCGTTCACCTTCTTTTGTGTGGACACCTTAGCTAAAGGGCTTCGTATAGATAGCCTGGCAGTAGCCGATACCGCAAAGGGGCCTCAGATAGTTGTTATCCGAAGCATATACCCTAAATTAATACCAACGATGCTTAAGAATGATATTGAGTATCGATACGTTTTCGACATAGTTGATACAAATCGACTCGGTAGAATTGTCGAAGAAAACCAGGCGGTTTTGAATAAAACTAAACCGACTGTAAAACCAGACCAGTTTGAAGGGGACCTCCCGGAGGAACTGGATTTTTTATCTTAGGAGAACAACATGATCACAGTAACAGGACAGTACAAAGGCTTTAATATCACCATACAAGACGACGCCGGGATTAAAAACGCAATGCTAGACGCCGTGGCCGCTATTGAATATGCCGCACTTCGTGACGGCCTGGCCCCCCTGAAAGACAAAGTTGCTGGCGAAAAACCAGAAAAAGAAGAGGTCCGCGTGGATGACACTGACGAAGCCGAAGAGGACGAGACCGACGAGCAGGATACCGCGGCTGAGGAAGAAGCGGCCAAAGTAGCTGATCAGAAAGCCCGTAAAGCGGCTACGGCTAAAAAACGCGCGGCGGCTAAGAAGAAAGCCGAGGCCGAAGAAGCCGAAGCGGACCAGGGTGAAGAAGAGGAAGACGAGCCCGAAGAAAAGGCCCCGGAAGTGACTGACGCACAGCTACGCGATGCCATTATGAATTACGTAGATGCTAATGGTGCGGTGAAAGGTAAAGCGCTAGTCAAAGAACACGGCGGCGACCGACTAAGTGAAGTCCCAGACGATCAGCGTAAAGCGTTGTTATCTGCGGCGATCTCTGGCGCACTATAAATGTCTGAGCTAGTTGAAGAACTAGCGCATGCTGAGCTCGGCGCATCATCTACATCAAGGTGGATGACGTGTCCGGGGTCTGTTGCGGCGTCGCGTGGGCTACCTGATATCCAATCAGACGCGGCGTATTTAGGAAGCGCGGCCCATAGCTTAGGAGAGATTTGTCTACTAAGCGGGGAGCTACCTCTCGAGTACCTAGGAGAAATGCACCCGGACCCAGACTACGCGGACGTGGAGATCGATGTGAACATGGTCGACGCGGTGAGTATTTATGTTAATCATATTCGGGCGTATAAGATCCCCATCACCCGCAAGGTAGTTGAGCGGCGAGTAAGTTTAGAGCCCCTTGGTGCTTGGGCCAAAGGCATGTTTGGTACAGCGGATTTTATGGCGCGAGATCGGGCCGTTCTCCTGGTAGATGATTACAAGCATGGAGAAGGTGTCGAGGTAGAGGTTAATGGTAATACGCAGTTTATGTATTACGCACTAGGGGCATTACTGACGTTACCTGATCCGCATGTGATTAAGCAGGTCAGGACTACTGCGATTCAGCCTAGAAAGCCTCACGATGACGGTCCGATTAGGTCGTGTACTTACTCAGTACAAGCGCTTTTGGATTGGGGCAATACTGTTCTTAAAGAGGCCGTATGGGCGACTGAACAGCCGGACGCGCCGCTAGTACCTAGTGAAAAAGCCTGCATGTTTTGTCGGGCTAAGGGTACATGTAAAGCATTGGCCAGAGACGCTACCGCAAAAGCTATGTTAGATTTTGGGGATGATGGCCAGGTAGTGAGCCTTGTGGATCTTAAGAAGTTAACCCCGGAGCAAGTTGCGGGTATATTGAGATCTGAAAGCTACGTACAAAAATGGCTAGCAGGGGTAGCGGAGTTGGCCTTTAATAGTCTTGTGCAAGGCCACGATATAACAGGTGGTGAATACAAGTTAGTTGCAGGGCGTGGGAGTCGTAGCTGGCGTAATGAGAAAGCTACGGAAAAAGCACTGATTGAGCTAGGCTATTCTCGGTCAGATATCTATAATGAAAAATTCAAATCCCCTAACCAGGTGGAGACCTTGGTGGGTAAACAGCAAAAGGATAAGATCTCGTCGTTAGTTGTTTCAATGGAAGGCAAGCCGACACTCGCCCCCATTAGTGACAAAAGAGAAACTATCTTGAAAGGGCCCGAGGATGACTTCGACATACTAAGTTAGCTTCGGTTAAATCAATCTCATATTCTTATTATCTCAATATCTCAGCAGGAGTACATTATGTACAACGAAAAAACAGGCAATTATTTAACACCAGTAGGCCGCGCATCTTTCCCGGTTTTAGTTGAACCTAAACCAATCGGCAAAGACGGCGAGCCTAAATATCAAATTACTATCTTATTTGATAAAGAAGCGCAGAAGACCCAAGACTATAAGGACCTGGTAGCCGCGGAGAAAAAGGCTATTCAGGACAAATGGAAAGGGGATCCACCTCGTAAAGTAAAAACGGCGTTCTTAACCATTGACGATCTAAAGAACAAGATCCCGGCGGGCTATACAGAAGATCACGTCTTTATCCGTTTAGCCAGTGGGATCCCGGTTGGTGTTGTTATGAAACTCCCGGATGGTACGCTACGTCGCTTGGATAGCGCCGCAGATATCAAGCGTGAGCTTTATGCTGGTTGTGATATACGTTGTTCGGCTAATGTGTACGCCTGGACTCACCCAGAAGGCGGCGCAGGCGTTAGTTTTGGTCTTGCTAATATTATGAAGACCGGGGATAACACGCCGTACGGCGCATCTAATGCCGATGCCGAAGACGATTTTGGGGCCCCTGTTACTGAGGGTGGCGCACAAGACGACTTCATGGACTAAACCCCTTAGCCCCCTGCTAGCTTAGTGGGGGGCTTTTTTATGCTTAGGAGAAAACAATGGAGTACTTAATGGGGTTTATTGCAGGCGTCGCCATAGGTGCCGGGGCGATAGGGGTATTAGCGGCTAACGAGACGATGCGGCTACGCGATCAAATTTCTATACTAATCGTCGACCTTAAATACGCGCGAAAAGACAAGTGAACGCTTGCGGAATTGACCCAGGGAAGACAGGCGCGCTAGTCGTGCTTCGTCCTGACGGTACTAGCAGTACACTTCGCATGCCGATTAAAGAAGATGGTAAGAGTATCGACGGGATCAAAGTCGCCGCCTGGCTAAT